GCGCGGCGGGCCGGGGCGGAGGGTGGGGTGGGGTGGGGGCGGGCGCCCCGCCTGCTGAAACTATTTAGGCACGATCCTGCTGAATTCTTGCGACTTCACAAGAACACGCTCGACAATATCAAGCGTTATAAGTCTTACCTTAAGCGGGCAGACCGCAAGGACCGGCGAACTGCCGACAAGGCAAATTTGGAGCGGCATAAAGACCATGAGCGCCTATTCGAAATGATAATGGAACAAAACAGCAAATAATAGCATGAAAACAATAGAAGTATTTAATCTCGGCGGACTTCCAACCGCACCGTTGGATGCGTTTAACGAACTTCAAGAAGATTTTAAAAAATCAGATTCCGACAAATTATCAAAGCTACAGATGCTGATAATAACGCGTGGGTTCAAATATTCGTTCAAGGTATGGAAGGACGAGAATGGAAAGCTATGGATTATCGATGCGCACCAGCGGAAAAAGGCTTTGACCGCCCTGCGTAAGTCTGGTTTTGAAATACCCGAAATCCCTTACGAGGAAATACAAGCCGTCGACAGGCGTGAGGCAGTGGAAGAAATAGCCGCCTATAACTCCGAGTTTGCACAAAAGAATCCCGACACTATTTTGTTCGAAAAATACAAGATAGGCGGTGATACACTAGAACTGTTCAACCTTGGTTACGAAGTGAAAAAGCACGAATTCAAGGTGGATGCAGACAATATGTTCGGCCAAGAAAAAGAAGTGGCAGAAATTAAGGAAGACGAAGCTCTAGTCGATGCGGACATGGCCGACGACAAGTGCTTCGCCAAGCCAGGTGACCTTTTCCTCCTTGGCGAGAATAGATTGCTGTGCGGTGATTGTCGCTCGAAGAAAGATGTGGTAACCCTGATGGGTGGCCGCTGCGCGGACATGATCCTGACCGACCCTCCATATAATGTGGCATACGAAGGGGGCACTGAAGAGAAAATGAAGATTGAAAACGACTCGATGGAAAATGACTTGTTCGCACAGTTCCTCAAGTCGGTATTCGAGAACATGTATGCTGTACTAAAGCCGGGTGGCTCATTCTACGTTTTTCATGCCGATTCGGAAGGTGAGAACTTCCGTAAGGCCATTCGTGAGGCGAACTTCAAAATAGCCCAGTGTTGCATTTGGGTGAAAGATACGCTGGTCATGGGGCGGCAAGACTATCAATGGCAGCATGAACCATGTCTGTATGGCTGGAAACTCGGTGCTGCACACTATTGGAACTCGAACCGGAAGCAGACGACGATATGGAGATTCGACAAACCGCGCGCGAACCGTATCCATCCGACGATGAAACCTGTGGCGTTAATGGCTTATCCAATCTGTAACAGCACAAGGAATGGAGAGGTTGTTGTCGACCTTTTCTCAGGCTCGGGTTCGACAATAATGGCGTGCCAACAAACCGACAGAATCGGCTACGCCATGGAGATTGACCCCAAGTATGTGGCTGCGTCGGTCCTGAGGTTCAAGGCTATGTTTCCCCAGGCAGATATACGATTGGAACGGGATGGGGTTCTTTTGAGTTCGGAAGAAACAGCTAACGTAATTGGAAATGCAGGATGAACTTTCAAAATCAGGCTACACCCTGTCGGAAGAGTATATACCACAGGTGCGCACGTTCGGGGCGTTAGGCTACACCCCAGAGCGCATTTGTAAACTGTTGGGGTTAAGGGAAAACAAGCGTGTAGAACTTCTCCTGCGGATGGGAATAACCGGTGACACCTATTGTGAAGCTTACAGGCAGGGCAAGGCACTAGGCGAATATAATATCGACGCCGAGCTGGCCAAGAAGGCGGAGGATGGAGACATTGAATCCATCAAACTGTTGGAGGCTCGTAAGAATGAGCGTGTTGAAAAAGACTTACGCAATGAATTATTTGGAATATGAAGAGCAAGATAGACAGATTGGATGCGATACATCCTGATCTTATATCCGCATTCCTTACAGGCGGAAAGGGCGATGGTATTCCTATTGACATACAAATATTTCTAAAGCAACTGCAATGGGCGGCCGAAATATACGAGTATGAGCGGAATATCACCCGCGCAGCGCGGAAACTGCGTCTACGCATCAATGCCGAGCAGGGCGAGAGGATAGAAGATCGCACGTGCATGTCACGGATATACCAAGCGATAAACTATTTCAACGTCGACTGCAATGTGCCTATAAAGGTATGGGAGAACAATTTCGCCAACAAGTACGAGGACTTGGCTAAGATATGTGCAGTTCAGCGTGATTACAAGTCGCAAAAGGCTTGCTACGATGCAGCCTTGGAGTGTCGCCGACGTGCGTCGGAAGTAGCGGAAGCGGATAGAGGCTTAGGCGTGACCTTCATTCTCTCGCCCGAGATAACGGCCGAAGAGATGGGATTTGCCAAGCGTAACCTTAAGGAGATTGCAGCCAAGCACAATCGCGGGTTCTATATCAATTTGATAGAAAACTTGCCGTTGGAAAAGGCCGAGAAGAAGCGTCTCTTGCGTGATGCAGATATTGATGATGCTGAAATAATACAGGAATTTGACAATGATTGAACAACACGATGACCTCGCCGCAGAGTTCGAACTCTATTACATGAATAGCGTGCAGATGCTGGCCAGCATTATTGATCCCAATATGCTGTATGCGGAATGGGGACGGGCCACGGGCAAGACTGAGGGCGTGATGGGGCCGCGCCTGATACGTGTGGCCAACGATATGCCGGGCGAACTGTCTTTCCTCGTGCATAAGACATACGTGGCTTTGATGACCAACGTATGGCCGAACATCCAGGCATACTTTTCTCGTCCGGTAATCGTAAACGGCCGTCAGCGTGCGATGCTGGAATATGGCGTGGATTATGTCGTTGGCGAAACGCGGCTACCTTCACATTTTCGATTGCCTCGCTATCCTGTTTCTTATGCCAAACACTCGGTTATTTTCCGTAATGGCGCGCACTTGCAGTTGGTGAGCAGTGATCAACCCGAGAGCGTGGCCGGTCGGAACGCCGTGCATGCCTTCATCGAGGAGATGAAACATAACTCGGGGGAGAAACTTAAGTCGCGCCTCTTCCCGTCGTTGCGTGGTGGCTCGGCCGAGATACGTAAGTCGGCTTACTATGAAGGTGTTACTGGCGTAAGTGACACGGCGCGCGTGGACTTGGGCGAGGACGACTGGTTCGAAGATTACGAGCGGAATATGAACCGTGAACTTATTGAGGAGATAGCCTCCGTTTCGTTAGCCGTGAACAAGTCGCTCTATCGGCAGTTCGTCTTAAACCGAGAATTGCGTGAAACGAAGGATCCTGTTTCCATGGAAAAGATTAGACTGGAACAACAGCAGTTGGCAGCCTTTCTTGCGCGATGGAAACCGCGACTGGCCGACATGCGTCGCAATGCCGTATATTATATCCGCGCATCGAGTTTTCGTAACAAGGATATCTTAGGTCCGAAGTTCTTCAAGACGCAGCTCGACACGTTAAATATGGACGAGTTCCTTACTGCCATCTGTGGTGTCCGACATAAGGAGGTGACCAATAAGTTCTTCGCGGCATACGATAAAGCAAGACATCAGTTTAAAGACAGCTATATTTATGACGCGATCCTTAGTCACGACCTTAAGGATAAGTTTTTGCTTACAGCCAGGTATTTGCGACATTATGATCGCCGTGAACCGCTGTATGTGGGATACGACCCAGGGGCGTTCTCTTCCATGATTGTTGGGCAGAAAAAAGACTTTGGAAGACAGTTGGACATCATCAAGGAATTCTGGGCATATTACCCTGAAGAACAAGAGAGTTTGGCGCAACAGTTCTACCAGTTCTTCGGGGCTGATGCGGTGAACAAGGTGGTGCACCTTTATCCCGACCGCGCAGGTAACAAGCGGCGTGAAGAACTGGAACAGATTACCACGGATAGTCGTGCGTTGAAGGCTGCGCTTGAGGGTTATGGTTTTTCGGTTATACTCCATAACGAGGGAGCGGCAACCATATATCATTGGCAGCAGTTCAAGCTTTGCATGATGCTCTTTGGCGAACAGCGTAATTTCTTGCCTCGTGTGCGCATAGACGAGAACGAATGCAAGAACTTGTGCAGCGCAATTTTGATTAGCCCGCTTGTTAAGAAGGGCAACTCAATAGAACTGGATAAGAGTTCCGAAAAGAAAGAGCCTTTGAAAAGGCAGGCAGGCCTGACAACACAATTGCCTAGTGCCATGATATACCTGCTTTATGGCCTTTATGGTGACATAGCCAAGAGCGATTTAAGCACATTCCCAACTGATTTACCTGATAACACCGCCATTTGATGACGAACTGGACGAAGCGTTAAGCCTAGGTTGTACTTGTGAAAGGGGTATAAACGACGGCTTAACGCTTTTTTCGTATTGGAAAGGGGGTAATTTGGAGCGAATAAGTGAACGTGGAGCAAGCAATAATTTTGCTGCGCGGGGCAATATCGAACATCTTTTACACGACTGTAAAACCTAACTTGTTGTGTTTCAATGGAAAAGTAAGCGACCAAATGAAAAACGAAAATGACAAAAGGGGAAAAACACCACGCACCGCTGAGTTTGCCATTTTCGGTGCACCCCCCAAAAAAAAATCGGAAATCTGAGGGGGAGGGGGGTAGGGCGGTCCTTTGCGCGCACGCGTTCATACGTTACTTTTGCGGTATGAACACAAGTTTCGAGATGCTTGGTACCGATGCACTGCAATGGGCAAGGGAGATTAGTAAGTTGCCCGAGGGGTACTTCACACTGTGCTTCTTTCCATACAGCCGTAGCCGTGGCGAGGCGGGGGCGAGGTTGGTGGTGAAAGAAAGATGCAAGTGGCGCACGCAACTTCCCGACGAACGTTTTACCGTTTCCGCTGAGAACTATTTGCTCTTTAGCGACTCCGAAGGAAATCCGAAGATGTGTTATCGTATATTGGTGCGATATATGGCTTTTCCCAATGATGGATATAAACTTCACAAGATAAACTGGTTATGACAGATAATATCGAACTTTACGGCAACGCCGGCCTTTACGTCAATGACGGCAATGCCATCTCTTTCCAAGTGGGTGAAGGTGAACAGCTTTTCTCACTTCCATCTCTTGCCGTTGCCGATGGCGAGCAGTTGCCATACAATGAGAAAGTATGGTTGGGCGTGAACGGCTACCAAGTGTGTGCCCGAGGACGTAACAACGCACAATGCGAAGACGTGGCGAGGGAGATAAAGCGGAACCGCATATTGCCACGCTTATATCGCAAGCAGGTTAAGATGCTCTATGGCCATGGGCCAATGACCTATCGTTATGCAATGAGAGGGGGAAAGTTGCGCCGCGAATATGTGAGTGTACCGGAGGTGGATAATTGGTTGAACTCATGGCAGGGCAACGGAATGGCCAGCGTTCAAGAATTTTGTAAGGCCTGTATCATCAATTATTATTACTTCGGCGACTTCTTCGTTAAATGGAGGTTCGCGCGTGGCAAGCGGTTGGGCATGATGCCCGTGGCTGGTCTTGAAGCGATGGAAAACACGCAATGTCGACTGGCCACCACACATCAGGACATGGCGCGGGAACTGGTACAATATTCGGACTTCCGTCACGTAGCCGTTGGTCGTTGGGCATACGGTATCGGCTCTTATAAGATATATCCGAAGTTCAACCTTTCAGAAGTGGATAACTACCAGTTCGCCGCCATTTCCCATCATAGAGAGACCTCGATAGATGAGTTCTATGGAACCAATGAGACTCATCAAGGCTCGCGCCCCTACATTCAGGGCAGCAACAAGACGCCAATATATATCAATTCGTTCTTGCGAAATTCCCTTGCAGCAAAGATACACATCATCATTCCTAACGCTTGGGTGGAAAGCAAGCGTAATCAGATACAGAGATTATGTGAAGAGAATAAGACACGCAAGGCGAAAAAGCAAGAGTTGATAAGATACAACGGGATAGGCATCGGTACAGAAATGCATGAGAGCGTGCTTGTGCAATATATCCGCGAAGAGTTGCGCAAGTTTAGTTGTTACCTTAGTGGAGAGCATAATCAAGGTAAGGCCTACTCCACGTTCTCGTTTACCGATGCGCAAGGGCATGAGCAGCAATGGAAGATTGAGACAGTGGACTTACGTTATAAGGAATATATCGATGCACTGATTGCCTACGACAAGCGAGCCGAGCAGGCTCTTTTGGCAAGCGTAGGGCTTGACGCCTCCATATCGGCCATCGATAAGGAGGGTGTAATCAGCAAGTCGGGCAGTGACGCCTACTACAACTACCTTATATATATAATGTCCCTTACCCCGGAAGACGAAATATGCAGCGAACCTCTAAACTGGGCCTTGCAAGTGAACTTCCCACAGCTATATGCAACTGGTCTGCGGATAGGTTTCTACCGAGAGGTCCCACAACGCCAGGAAGATATCGCTCCGAAAGACAGACTTAACAACCAGCAATCATGAATGTCATAGAAGAACTATTTGGTAACTTGGCCACTTTTGTTGAATATGCCCCTGGGGTAGACACCAATAAGGCCATGGTCGACTATCTGCCTTCGGCAAGGTCGGCGCGCAAGAACATCGAGTCGATAATATCGTCTGCCGTGTATGTAGCTATTGTTAAAAGTCAACAGGGCGATATGCTCGATGCGCTAAGGGCTGCCATGGCAAATCGGACGTTGGCTGCTCAACTGGTCTTCGATTCGATTTCGCGGCGTAAAGCGGGGACAGACATATATAAGTACGAAATAGAGGGCATGCAACGCGCTTACATGGAGAACTATTTCGCCGCGATGGACAATCTCATCCAACAACTGATGCAGGGTGAGCTTAAGGAAGGCTCGCCGGCAAAACTATGGAAAAGTGCGCGATATTCTCGACTGCTCGACGAATGCCAGCTACGTTCGGCCGACGAATTCGACTTGATATATCCTATCGACCTGTCTTATCTCTTTTTCTTTAGAACCGTACCGCTACAGAAAGAATGCCTGGATGAACGCTTAGCCGCTTACTTCGCTAAGGCCAAGGATAAGGAAAGCGTGTTGCCCATGCTGCGTCTCGCCCTGGCGAAGCGGACGGTGGCCAAGGCGTTAAGGCGGTTTGACATGCTTGAGTTCCCGCCCACGATACGTAACCTCTTCGCCGACAATAAGGCGGCACGGCAAGGACCGCACGAACACGGCAATGCCGAGAAGTTGGCAGCGTCGCTTGAAGCGGAAGCGGACAATCTGCTGGCCGATGCGGACTTATTGTTGGATGAACGCACCGTGGACGTTTGTTCATATTCACGGTATAACGATTCGTCGGATTTAATTGTGATGGCTCCATGAAAGAGATTATTAAACTCACGTGTCGTGGAATGAGCCTTGCTGTTCCCAATACCTGGGAAAAATTGTCACAGGAACTTTTTGTACGACTAGTTTCACACCTTGCACAAATGCAAGCAGGAAAGTTGTCGCCAGGGGAGGTCGGAGTGCGCTATGTTTGTGACGCCATTGGATGTGACTGGCGTAGGCTGCGCAACGAGAATGCCATTGCAAACCTGGTATGCATCGCTGAACGATTGACATTCATCTTTCGAATACAATACCCCGACAATGATGCTATATTGGCTCATTTACCTGCCAATGAGCGGAGGATGTGCCAATATACGGATCCTTTCCGGCTTTCGCTGCCCATCGCACGTAAGCTGCGTACCATGGATTATCAATATGTTCTCAATCTTTGTTTCTGTGCGCAATTGATACCCATAGTGCGGGTGGATAAGCTGGAATATGCTGGTTACACGGTGAACACGACCTACGATAGCTTGACTTGCTCATTGACCGCCCTGCAATATATCGAGGCACGCTCCTTGTTAAAAAGTAAGACCGATGCGCTACCACTCTTGGCAGCCATTCTCTATTTTCCTGGCACGTATAATTCGGAGGAGGCGCATGCACTGGCTACGGCCTTCTCCCAATTGCCACAAGAACTGTTGGCAGCCATTTCGTTGAATTTTCAGGCCTTTAACGCCTATCTCTTCACTAAAACCGAGTTTGCACTGTTGACCAAGTTTGTCGAAAAGCCTGCGCATCCCATCACCACAGATGCAGCTGACGCTTTATACGATTTGTCGGCCGATGGACTTGGTGACGCCAAGGCCGTGGAACAGCTTAACGTGCTTACATATCTCCGCATTCTGCGAAAAAAAACAATAGAGTCGGTGCGTACATTGCATGGAATGGAGTATGATGTGACTAAGATTAGCACTGAGACCGGATTGCCTGTTAATATCATAAATGAAATAATATGATTGTGGATCTCTTTCTTTACTTTGCAAAATTTCCAAACAAACGTGGAATACGCTCGATGGCTACATTGGGCAAGAGTGAGTTTGCAGAATATGCACAAATGTTGGATATCCTTGAGCGACTACCGGATAAGGCGCGTATTCCAGAAATAGACCATTATGTATACGGGCAGACGTTTGACGAACTTAAATCGTTAGTTGAACGCCTGACGGGTAGTTTTCTCTTTGCCGATTATGGCGAGTTCGAGTTTGGCGACGACGGAAGGAGGTCCTATCAGTGCACTCAGCGTCTGGCCATTACAGTCGCAATGAAGTATTCAGACCATGCCGATCCAATGGAGCATGTCATTATCTCCGATAGGACGTTGAAATTGCTCACGACAGTCCATGCTTGGATGATGGCAGATGCAGAGAGGGGAGAACTCAATTGGCTCTCTCGCGACTCACTTGCTCATGCCGAGATTGTACCTTTCGTTGCCTCGGAACTAAAAGCATCAGGATGGACGCTGATGCTCAACGCTACAGCATCCGATACGCTCGGAACGCACGCCCTTAATCGGTCCTTTGAGGTCCGCTTATAATAGCGTAATTTTGCGATATCAAAAAACGAGATAACATGAAAAGACTACCAATGATATCAATCGTATCACTGCCACTATCCATCGTGGCAGATTTCTCCCGATACCTGTACCAGGACTGGGAATTCGCTAAGTGGATTGCTGTGGCCGTGGCCGTAGACACTGTGCTGGGCATCGTGAAGCACCTGATGCACAAGGATGCATCGAGTAGCTCGTTCTTCTCGAAGTTCGGGAAAAAAATAGGCATCTACATCGTACTACTTATCCTTTCGAATGCCTTATCCAACTACACCGTACAGGGCAGCGTGGTAGGTGCGACTCAGTGGATTGGTACTTACCTCTGCGTATTTATAATGGTTCGCGAGGCGTTCTCATGTGTGGAGAATATTCAAGCTATCTATCCCATACTGCCTTCTTCTTTCGTTAAGCGACTCAAAGACTTCAATGACAGGGGTGAATATACCTCAGAAACCAAGTGATAATTCCCATGGCTACACAACAACAGATAGACTTCGCTCGCGATATTTATGAGGCAGCCAAAAAGGCTACCGACATCGCACCCGAATTCGTTACGGCGCAAGCCATCCTTGAAAGCGGATGGGGAAAGAACCGCGTGGGGCGGTTCAACCTTTTCGGAATAACGAAAGGCTCGAATTGGAAAGGTAAGACGGTTCTGGTACTCACTCACGAATACTTCAACACGCCAAACAAGCAGTTCGCTTTACCCGAGCGGGTAATTTCCGTTGCCAAATGCAAGACTGGTAACCGCTGGTATTACACCGTTTATCGATTTTTCAAGGACTTTAATTCATTGGAAGAATGTCTAGAAGAGCACACGCGGCTATTGCAGAAGCCAGGTTATGTCGATGCATGGCCTTATCGGCACGATGCCCTCGAGTTTGCGAAGCGTATCTGTGACAGTCAAGGGAGCAAGTACGCCACCTCCCCGAGTTATCTTGCCCAGATGGTAGGTCTGATTAAAATGGTAAGTCGGATATGTCGATAACGAACAAGCTGGCAACTATATTTGTGGTTGGACATGTGTTGGCCCTAGCTTCCGCATTAGCTTGGACATACCAATTGAAGCGCGAGAATGGCCGACTGAAACAGAACCAAGCCTTACTGCTCAAGAGTGAACAAGTTCGAATGGAACATAAGCGAACTAAGGATGGGCGGAATGCTATGGCCATCGAGGCATTGACGCTTCGTGTAAGTGAATTGTCCAGGTCGGGCGACTCACTGTTGAATGTGACACACACGTTGGGTATACGAAATCGTAGGTTGGAAGAGATGGCACGTGCGGCTTATCGTACGCAAACGCCCATCCGTACAGTTGTTCGCGATAGTGTCGTTAGGCTAATTCCTGGGCGCACGGACACCTTGCCGTGCCTCACGTATCATGACCCTTGGATATCTTTCTCTGGCTGCCTGCGAGCCGATAGTTTTATTGGTCAGATTCACTGTGTGGATACACTCGACATTGTAGTTCATCGCATACCACGCCGTTTCCTTTTTTTTCGCTGGGGCTGCAAGGCCGTGAAGATGGAGGCGGTTGGTAGAAATCCACATACGCATCTTACATATCTGAAATATGTGAGATTTACGAAATAGGTTAGAGATTATGTATTAATGGTTTTCATATCAGTTTTAGGTTAGTAAGCTTTTTGTTTGAAGGCCCATGCAGGTGTGCATTGGGCCTTTTGTCGCTTTAAAAATTTAA